GCGCATAAGCGTGTGAAGTTATGGACTTGCGCGCCGTAACTGCTGGCTCGGCCTGTGGCGGATCCACCGGCAAAGACGAACGCGCCGCGAACCCGCGCATCATCCTCGTCTGCCAATTGAGATAGTCGATTAAACTTTGCGACTGAACTGGCCCACAGGTCGTCAGCACATTGGATAACATCGGCAACATGTCCTGGGATTTCTTCATGGTCGTCCATTGCAAGTAAGTTAGCGCGAACGGCTTTATCGATGCTGTACTTTTCGCCGTTCCACATTAGTTTTTTGGCCTGCTCGCCGACGCGTGCCAGTACCCATTCACGCATCTTTGGCGACCGCACCGATGTTATCTCGCCTTCGGTGACTTCGGCAACGATCTGCTGAATCTCAACCTTCTCATCCTCAGCGTATTCAATTGCTGCTTTGCACAACGGAATATCGACCAGCACACCGCGATCATTGATGCGTTCGTTTACGTGATAGTCGGCCAACTCTTGTGCGGATAGTTGACGCATTGCCTTGCTGATCTCACGCATAGCACGAACATCTTGGGCGCAATAATCAATCATCTCGACCATCAGCTTAGGATCGTCATTGAATGGCGGCACGCACAGCAAACGAATTAGCTGCGCGCCACGGTGATCCTTGCGCATGTTAGCGCCAGAGAACCGGCCAACATCTTCGAGCGAGCCAGGCGCGCAATTGGCACGCGCTTGTGCTGCGGTGCAATAGAATTGGGTAAGGTCAAACTTGACTTGCAGAACGTAAGAAAAAATCAGGCGCTCAAACGCTGCATTGTGGGCGCGTATCTCGCCTTTATATTCTGCAATATGTACAGGAAACGGTATTTTTTGAACATATCCGTTAGCATCTGTCGAAAAAGGTGTCCATGTTTGTACATGTTCATCGTCAAACGCATACGACATACACAGCACTTCTGTGGACGGATCGCGTGCGTAATTGTAAACGCCATGTTTAAGAAGGTCGCAATGGCTGCGCGATTCAAAGTCGATCCAGAGCATAATAATTAGGCGGAGTACTCGCTGCGTCTAAGGAGTTTCAGTACTACCTGCTTAGCATCCGCTTTCCCCCTAACCTTAATTAGACTGCTGCCCGACGACGACGGCCACCGGCTTCGGTGACAGGAGCCTCAACTTCAGTCTCGCCGTCCATCGCGATCCATTCCAGCACTTCGAACACCGGTGTATAGATACGACCGTATGATTTATGCGCGTAATGGTCTTTCTTCAGCACGACGACTGCGACAGGCTTGGACTGATCTACATCAACCTGCTCAGCGATAGCGACAGCCAGATTCTGCACTGCGCGACGACCGCCGACCGATGTAGTGGTATAGCGCACTTCCATGCCTTTATCTTCGCCAGATACGCATTTCAGTGAAAACCCGATCTGCTGTTCCCAACCGCGTTTAGAGCCTGCTGGCGCAGCGTCCAACTCTGGCAACGGTGACGACATAGGAACCATTTTCTCGCCCAACACAACAGCGTCACCCCACGCGATAAAGCCGTGAATGAATGAGAACGGATTAATCGCCCATTTTGAATCGCTTTCTACTTCGGTCTGGTCTGCACCGAATACCCAATGGCCGGTCTTATCCATCTTGAGAATGACAGTACCCGTTGGCGCTACGTCTTGAACGATGTTACGCAATGCGACAGACAGGGAGGACACTGGTGGAAGATTAGCTAATGCGAATGTCATAATAATTTACCTTATTGAAGTTTAGTTTAAGCCGACCAAGTTATAGCTTTTACTGCCCACATTTGTGCAGTTTGAGCTTCTGTAATGGCAATGCTAGCCATTCTTTTTACTTCCAAATCATCAGAACGCAAACGTAAATAATTCATGCGATCAATAATATCGGCAAATTCTTTTTTACATTTATGCACTTCGTAATTTTGTCCAGGGTTAAAAGTTAAACCAACTGCTTTTTCCCCGAAAGATAACTCGCGTGTAGGAGTATGCATAACTTACCTTATTAAAGTTTAGAAAGGGCCGCAGTTATCTGCTTCCCGATTTGTAAAACCGCTGGCCTTGGATCAGACTCCTCAGCCAACGTACTGCCCGACGAAATTGAAACAACCAACTCCGGCGGTAGCTTCATCTTCAAAAGCTTTTCAGCTTGAGCCGGTGAAACAATTTCTTTCTTAAACGCAGCGTCGCCTAGCAGCTCGACTGCTTTTGATTCATCAGCCCACGAACGCGTTGCACGTTTCGCGACTAATTTGTAACCTGGTACAGCGGAACCTGATTCTAGCACTTGGAAAGCCAGCGCGCGCATGTCCTTAATCCAATTTTCTAAAATCTCTGCATTGGCTAAGTGTTGCGCAATCATGTTCTTGTCTAGCGCAGCGACTTGCGTTTGCATTGTACGCTCGACAATCCCCGTCATCTGCGGGCAGATAGGCTTGGCAGTACACCAACGGCAATGATCGCCAATCTTCAACGGCGCGTCAGCTTGTTGCGCGATCTTAACAGCACGCGCTAGTTCTAATTCAAACTGTTCAACACGGGCGCGTGTTGTTACCCAACGACGAACAAAGGGCGGCTGTACGATGATGCACTCGATCTCATCGGCGCCATCGAATACCCATTTGGTTTTGCTAGTGCGCATAGCAGCAGCAGCGTAGAAAAGCATTTGCGGATTTTCTTCCGCTTCAACCATAACGCCATCGCCGAATTTCCAATCCAGCACAATAGCTCTATTGCCAATACGACCGAGAAGGTCAGTAGAGCCAAACACACCAGGCAAGAAATCGCCGAAGCCGACTCGGGTTTCGACTGCGTATTCCATTTCTTGATTGGGGTCAATCTCATTGAGCGCTTCGATAGCGGGCCGTAATTTTTCATCTAATAGCTCTGGCGTGAGTGTTTGCTTTTCGTATGTCGTGCCGATGAAGTCTTGCAGCGGTTTGATATGCTCCAACGCTTCAGCTATGACGTTATGCAATAGCGTACCACGGTCAGCATGCTCGTTAGACGGACGCTTTGGCATTTGGTTAACCAGCGCAACCGAACCTGGGCAGGCCATTACGCGTTTGGCTGTTGAGCCACCGACGATATTTGAATGGTTCATTTGCGTGCCTCCATCATTGCATCCGCAATTTTGTAAGCTGTTTTCGTTAATAGCCTAATATCATCAGCCAGAATACTTGGGTCTGCGGCTAAAAACCCTTGCATAGCTTTAGCCGCAAAGTAATCGCGTAAGTCCATGCCTTTCTCATATAAGTTTGTTGGCGCTGGAAATGCTTTCATTTCGTGTACTCCCGTTTAGTTTGTGAGCCTTCAGAATAGCACGAAAATAATTCTTGTCAAATACTTTTTAACAGTTTATATTTCGGTCATGTTAGAAAAACAAATTGAACATTACTTCGTATGGGCTGTTGAGCATCACGGCGGCAAGACTTGGAAATTCACATCGCCTGGCCGTAAAGGTGTAGCGGATCGAATAGCTTGCTTTCCTGATGGCACAACATGGTTTGTCGAATTAAAAACATTAGGTGGTCGGCTATCAAAGCTGCAACAGTTGTTTGCTGACGATATGAAATCACTTAATCAAAATTACGCATGTTTATGGACTAAGGAGAGCATTGATGAGTGGATTAAACAAAGACATTCTTTACATGGCTAAGAAAGCCAAACTGTTAGATGAAGAAGACAGCGTTAACGGCGAATACAATTATGACGAACAAATTGAATGCTTTGCAAAGTTAATTGCAGCAGCCGAACGCGAAGCGTGCGCAAAGTTATGTGAACAAGCTGATGACGATGAATTTTATTTTGGCAGACAGTATGCGGACGCTATCCGTGCAAGGGGAACAAAATGACTGATTGGGCTGGTTTTTGGCTAGGGCTTGGATTATTTTTAGGCTTTGCTTGTATTGGGCAAGGTTTAGTTTGTATTGCAAGAGCTATGTATATGACACGCCATGCTAAAACTTAGACCTTACCAAAATAAAGCCGCTGATTTTCTCTACGAGAATGATCGGGCGATGATCTTGGCGCCAGTGGGCGCGGGTAAGACCGCGATCACCGCGACAGCCATGCAGGACATGTTGCGTGATGGTATTGCCAAACGCTTTCTGGTATTAGCGCCTAAGCGCGTTTGCACGGATGTGTGGCCGGTAGAAATACCTAAGTGGACAACGCTATCACCTGCCATTGCTGTCGGCACACCGAAAGAACGCGCCGCCGCATTAGCAAGTTCATTACAAATAGTGGTCACTAATTACGACAACATCCAGTGGCTTGCTGAACAAGATTTGTCGTCATTTGATGGCATTGTGTTTGACGAGCTGACGAAATTAAAGAACCCATCCGGCGCACGTTTTAAAGCGTTGAATAAAGTATTGAACTGCAAGTTTCGTTGGGGTTTGACCGGATCGTTTACCAGTAACGGCCTTGAAGATGTGTTTGGCCAGTGCAAGATTGTCGATCAGAATTTATTAGGCCGATCCAAAGGCGCGTTTATGCAAGAATATTTTGTGCTGATCAATCAAGAGTTTGGCGAATGGGAACCGCGCAAGGGTTCACTGGAACGCGTTATGCAGCGCATCAAGCCAGCGACGTTCGTATTAGACGCAGGATTATATAAAGACAAGTTGCCGGAGCTGCACACGGTTGAAATTCGTTGCGACATGCCAATGGATAAGTACAACGAAATGAAGAAAGATTTTGTTGTCGAGTTTAAGGATGCTAAAGCGATTGCGGCTAACGCAGCAGTCGTTACAGGCAAGCTGCAACAGATGGCGTCTGGTTTTGTGTATGACACGAACAAAGTGGCAACCGATGTGCCAGGCCAATTCAAAACAACGCAAACGCCGATCTGGTTTAGCGCGCACAAGTTTGATTGTTTGGACGATCTACTCACGGAGAATCAACATGCAAATACGATTATTGCGTACACGTATCAAGAGGAGTTATCGGAACTTAAAAAACGGTATCCGAAAGCTGTTACGTTGGACGACGCAAACGCCATCGAACGCTGGAACATGGGCAACGTCGAACTCTTACTTGTGCATCCAAAATCAGCAGGACATGGGCTTAATCTTCAGCACGGAGGGTGCAACATGGTCTTTTTGTCGTTGCCGTGGAGTTTGGAATTGTATGAGCAAACCATCGGCAGGCTCCATCGTTCCGGTCAAATGCGCGATGTATGGGTCTACGTCATGCTCACAAACAAAACGATAGATGAACGCATTTACGCAGCACTGCAAGCCAAACGTACTATTTCAGACATAGCAATGGAAGAACTTAAATGACACACTTAGAAACAGCACGCAAGAATTTAAAAGTAGCAAAAGCCGAATTAAAGATACGCCAAACGCGGCTTAATCGAGCGATCCGCGCATGTGAACGAGTTGAGAAATACATTAAAGCAATGGAGAAGAAAATTGAAATATACATGGCGTAGTTTGAACGATGCACTGACGACTTTATCGGAAGAAGAAGTATTGAAGTTGTTGTACGAAGAACGTACTGGCGCCAGACGCGTGATGATGCTGACACGGTTGCATCAGCGGTACTGTGCGTTGCGTGATGCGCGGGAACGGTTGGAGATACTAAGTGAGGTGTAAATGCGGCGGCAAGGCGCTTGTGATTAACACTAAACGATACACGGACTGGACCAGGCGACAATTGAAATGCCAGTTATGTAAGCAGAATTTTTATACCGCAGAAAAGTTTTTAAAGTTTGTTGAACCGTTGTACACCGAAGCAGAGGCCACAGCAGTTAAGAAACGCGCTGTGAATATAAGACGACAAATAGAGGATAGAGAAAATGCTAAGAGACGGGAAATTTATTAAAGAAAAGCCAGTACGCGTCGGCGAATACTGGACACCTGCGCCGAATACACAAACAACATTGGATGAAGAGCTTATACAAGAAGCCTTGCTGGCGCATGACCTACACTTTTGGCAGCGCATGTTGCGCAAGATGGTGGCTGTATGAGCAGAGAAGCGATGCAGATGGCACTGGACATTATTTTTCGGTATCGCAAAGAAACACCGTTGGGCAATCAACCTCATATGATTGCGCTTGTTGCCGATGAAGCAATTGAAGCACTACGCACAGCGCTAGCGCAGCCTGAACCGGAGCCGGTAGCGTGGAAAGCATTAGTAGAATCTGTGCGCCAAATGCGTGACGTGCAGGGCATGGATGGTAATTGGAATTGCGATCCTTATATGCATGGGTTGTTTAATGGGATTGAGTTTGCTCTTTCGTTGATTGAAGTGCGAGAGCCAAAGTTTAGGGACGCACCAGAAAAGTGGCTGTGTGACCAACCAAAAGCACGAATATTTTCAGAGGAGAAGAACATATGAGCAGAGAAGTAATGCAAATGGCGCTGGATTGGTTTTATTGGTTTCAACATGGGACAAATCCAAATGGCGCTCATGTATTAGAAGTAGAAGAAGCACTACGCGCAGCACTAGCGCAGCCTGATCCTGAGCCGGTGGCGCAATATAGCGATGTTGTTTCTGATGGTGGACTAGACCCACGCAACAAGCTGCAGCGCGAATGGGTAGGGCTGACTGATGAAGAACGACATAAATGCTGGAGCGACATTGACCATAAAACCTGCATTAGCCACACAATGGCGTATGGTGACGCAATCGAAGCCAAGCTAAAGGAGAAGAACACATGAGCAGAGAAGCAATGCAGCTGGCGCTTACTGTGCTTGAGCGTACTTATAAAATGGATTTAAACGACCCACAGTTCCAAGCAGTTAAGGCGTTATGCACAGCACTAGCGCAGCCTGAGAAAGAATGGGTAGGGCTGACTGATGAAGAGAAAATCAAACTGCGCTATTTAGTAGATTGGACTGTGCCATTAGATATTAAAAAGTTTGCTGATTCCGTCGAAGCAAAGCTAAAGGAGAAGAACACATGAAAGATTTTATGATGGTAGGCGTGTTCTTTATCGCGTTCTCACTATACGGCGTGGCTTGTTTTGAGTTGGGTAAGGGGCAGGTTATCGTTGTTACCTCGCCAGCGATAGACTTAGACAAGCAGTGTTCCGCATGGCTGTTCGATAGCAATTTGAAAGAAGCAAAGAAAAGGATTTGCAAAAAATGAGCTACCGTGACCGCGACTTTGCGCACAATGTGCTGTACAGCAGACAGCAATGCGTGCGCATCATTAACGACATTCGCAACGGTGAAGTAAACGAGGATGACATTGATAAACTATCGAACTTCTTGCAGTTTGCGTTAGCACTCATGCAAGCAGAAGGCAGCAAACGATGGTCCGAAGCTAAACGTAACGCTGAATTGATGAGCTACATGAAATGAAAATTACACTAATAGACCATATGGGTTCAGACCTATCCGTAGTTAACGCTGCCAGGGTATCGTTTGAAAAAGAAAGCACTTGGGACTTAGGCTGCACAATCAGCGAGGACTACAAAGCGTCAACAGTTAAAAAGTTGTCGCCAGCAGATGTAAAGCTGATTAACTATCTGGCGTGCCACAAGCACACCAGCCCGTTCAATCACGCGTTTGCGACGTTCCGTGTTAAGGCGCCGATCTTTGTTGCGCGGCAGTTGGTTAAGCATAAGTTCATGCCGTGGAACGAAGTATCACGTCGGTATGTAAGCAGTGAGCCAGAGATGCACGTAATGGAATGGCGTGAAGCAGCCGACAATGTTAAGCAGGGGTCGGGCGGCGCGTTAACGGGTGACAAGCTAAAAGTCGCTGATGAAATATTCGCTAACTTAATAGCCCATTCGCGGTATGCCTACGAAGATTTACTTGACCTTGGCGTTTGCCCTGAGCAAGCACGCGTTGCGTTGCTGTTGAACACGATGACCGAATGGATTTGGTCTGGATCGTTGGGCGCTATCGCTGACATGTGCCGGCTTCGCTTGGACGCGCATAGCCAAGCAGAGTCGCGTGAAGTGGCCGCATTGATCGCTAATGAAATGCGCGCGCTGTTTCCGGTTAGTTGGGCTGCATTGATGGGGGCGCAATGAACCACACACTACGATCTATTATTGAAGAAGAACTGCAAAAAGCATATAAGCGAGGCGCAATAGATGAGCGTGAGGAATGTGCTGATCTTGTTGATGAGATTGGTGAAATTTACATTAGCGAAGGCGCAGCTACGTTGGGCCTATTTCTTTACATTGGCGCCGCCATACGCGCGAGGGGCGACAATGCTACAAATAACAACTGACCAACTGTATTTTCGCGATCCGGATGACGAACCGGCGCCTAGAGCAACAAGTCTGTTGTTGCTTAACCCAGGCGGCGTATTAGTTGTTGGCCCGTGGACAGACGATTGTCTAGGCTGGTGTCCAAAACCGCGCATACCGCGCTCGATAAAGGATAAGATGTGCAAGATAAAAACGTAACCGCAGTAATTGAAAAGCTGGCGCAGCGCGCTGACGTTGGGCTAACTAAGTACGGCGTAACGACCGAGCGTACTGATATTGATTTGGTTGGATGGCTAACGCACCTACAGGAAGAACTGATGGATGCAACGGTGTACATCCAGCGTACGCTACACGAACTGTCGAACACCCTTCCGGTCGATGATTAACGCCATCTTACGGGGCTTATCCGCGATACTGATATGCGTCCAGCTATCAAACTCACGGATAAGCTGGTCGTATGGCAGTTTAGACTTGTGCAGTAGACGCGTTATCTGGTCTGGCGTCATGCCGATCACGCGAAAGTCAGCGGCTTGACCTTTGACATGTTGACTAGTCGGCGCGCCGCCAACGCTTTTGTTTACTTCAGGCGAACGATACGCGCTGTTAATGATGATCGGCCGGCCAATCAATGCGCGTACTTCTTCCAAAAACAACGCCAACTTATCCAAGTTCTTAAGCGCCGCCGCATCGGGAACATTTAAGAGTTCCCGATGATCGGTGCGCGTAAGTTCTTCGTAAGTAAAGTTAGGCGTCACTTTTTTTCAGCCATGAAAAACGCTACCGCAGCAGCAACGCCGGCGCCAGCTTGAACGAGTACGTCAGCGCCGCCTGGTGGCAGACCGATCATAGGGCCAAAGACGTTAAACAGAACAGCAATACCGGCCCACGATGATGGCTCTTTAAAACGTGCAATAAAACTCATGACGTTGCCCCTTTAATGATTGCAAAGTTGATCACAATAGCTTCGGACAGCGAACCTGCGGTTTCATTTTTTAACGCAAAAAATACCGTATTGGCAGCAGTAACTAAAACATAAAGCTGATAATTTGCTGCGGATGCAGCGTTAGTTATATTAGCAACACAAATGTCATCCGCACCAACTGTTGTGTTATCCATCTTAAATTGCACCGCAGCACCCGCCGCTAACGCAGCGTTATTCATCGTAATCTTGCCCGTTGGCTTGTTCAGCGTGACTGCTGTTGATTTTGACGTTAGCTGCGTAACTGTACCACCCGCGCCGGTCGTATAGCCCATGCTAAGCGGCGAATTAGTTAATACGTCTGGTGTATCAATACCATTAGTGCCGTCTAGAATAATAGTCATTCTGCTTGCTCCAACGCAGCGTCATACGCTGCTTGTTCTTCTGGGGTGTATTTGATTACTTCGCCTGTCTGGCAGTCCACTACGATTCTGTGCATTACGAAGTTACTCCTTTAACAACAGCGTAGCTCAACACGATTGCATCTGACAATGATCCCGCCGAAGCATTACGAACATTAATCGTAGCCGACCCCGCAGCAGCTTGCGCGTTAAATGTGTATGCGCCAATTGTACCGCCGGATACATGATTAAATAGTAATATGTCACCAAGGCCAATAGTTGAATTAGTTAGTGTAAACGATACAATCGTTGCGGCGGCTAACGCCGCGTTATTTAACGTAATTTGACCAGTCAGCTTATTTAGCGTAACGCCCGTAGCTTTGGACGTTAGTTGTGTGACCGTACCACCTGCACCTGTTGCGTATCCTGTTGCGCCGATAGACAGCGACGCGCCAAGATGCGTAGTGTTAAGCGATGTATCAATCGTAATGGCGTCTGAGCCACCTACTTGAATGGCGCCGGAGCCGTCAACATTTCCCTTCAACCCTATCGACATACAGCCTCCTTAATTTCTTCTGGCGTAGCAGCCGCATCAATCTTAGTTTGAATGTCAGCATACTTTTCACGTACTAGCTGACGGGCAGCTTCAGCGGCAGCGGCTTCGCTAGGAATAGTGGCTTTAACATCTAATGGTGCAAACTCTTTTGCTCTAGCAGCGCGGCGCATATCGTGACCAATTGCCTTAGCCTTGTCGATGTTAATTACAATCATTCTGCGTACTCCCAAGCATCACGAAATGTGCGGTCTGTTGGCACATTTGCTGTATCAATAATTTTGTAAGGTGTGTTACGCGGCACATCTTTAGCCGCAATTTCTTCAACCGTTAACCCGCATTCTGCCGCAGGAATAATGATTGATACGCCGCCATTTTCATTAGGGTGAATAATTCTTTTCATTTTGTTTTCCTATTATGCAAAAGCGGCTATAGAAACATAATCTAAATCTTGAGGTGTGCCACCCGCGTTTTGTAAATTTACCGCGATAGCAGTTGTTGTGGTTTGGTAGGCACCAATAAATCTATTAGTACCGCCAACCGAACAAGCACTAGCTGAAATACAAGCTGAAGTTGTTGTTGGTATGGCTGTAGTAAGATTTACAGTGTACACACCTACACCCCCATCTGAGATAGAAGTTACATTACCGCTAGACTTAATAGCAATAGTTCCTGTGCCGTTAAAACTTACCCAAGCCCGCGCCGAATATGATGGCGCGCTACCTGAAGCGGTAGTTAATTTTGTAGCAGTGCTTGCGTTACCTACAAATCCTGCTGCTGCCGTTACTGCACCAGCGAAAGTAGCCGCTTGTGCCGAACTAATGGTAATCGCAGTTGTACCAGCGCCGGAACCGGTCTTAATTTCAAGCGCGCCAGTGTTATCCGACGCGATAGCCAAGCCATTTGTTGCATTACCGGCGGTAATTGTTGATGCCATGATAATCCTTTAAAGAACGACCCAGCGTGCGCCGGTAGGGACAGTAATAACAATCGGCGCAGTAATGGTCGTAACGCTTGCGCTTTGCGATATATCCACAGTGTACGTACCTTCGCCACCCGTACCGGTCCCCAACGCAGTTATGGTTGTGCCGGCAGTAATACCCGTGCCGACGATCACAGCGCCTACCGCTAACGCGCCGACGGTTACCGAGTCAATTGTTAACATTGTACCCGCGATGCTACCTGTGCCAGAAAAAGGATCGCCCCAAGTCAACGGGCCGGTAGACATAGCGTTTTTACCTGCGCCAAGTGTGTAGCTGGCCGTGACCGTTTGATCGTTCTCAATAACCAGTTCGTTCGTGCCGCCACCGGTTGCGCCTGCACCGCCGCCAATCGCTGACCAGCCAGTTGAGCCGTAGCCTTCAAAAGCAGCCAAGGCGCTGTTGTAGCGGATCATACCAATGACGGGCGTTGGCCGGTCAGATGTAGAGCCTACTTGCAACTGCGTGGCGCCCGAGCCGGTAAAGGTTACGTTATCTGTTGCAGACAGCGTGGTAAACGCGCCGCTATTTGGCTCCACATCGCCCATAGGCGGCGGTGATGAGAACGACAGGTTGTCGATTGGAACTAAGATATTATCGACGGTGTACTGCGTTACGTCGTCAGCGTCCGTGATAACGTACTTGTACGAAATAGACGGGAACAGCCAAATGTTAGCCTGGCCGCGTGAGTCTAGAATGATTGGATTGGTGTTGTTGACGTTACCGGCTTGCGTCGTGTACGTTGCAATCGGGGTCGTTGTGCCGCCAGCGTAGGTGTAAACCTTACCGCCGACTAGCGGAACGCCTGCCGCATCAAAGAACTGTTGCCGTGGTGTTGGTGATAATGAAGCCATTATTTATCTGCCTTATTTTCGAGCTTATCGAATATCTTACTCAGCATGTCTTTGATCTCGCGCATGTCCTCACGAAAATCGTCTTTGGTAACGTACACTTTCGGTAATTCTTCGCGCAGCTTAGCCAAATCGGATTTCAATTCTTTTACCGCAGTCCATAACTCGCGCGCGAACCAGCCGGTAACGGCCATAACACCGCCGGAGATAAGATTGAAAAGGTTTTGAGGTTCCATTATCGGCCTAAATTGTTCACATTTTCATTTACCAACGCGTTTGACAACGTACCTGCCGCGTTTACGCCTGTTCGATTAACCTTTGACAGCGCATCATACACACGGCTACGATCGCTAAATGGCACTTTATCCAGCAGTTCGTTTGCGTTTTTGCCCGACTTAAATCCTTCTTCAAGGATACGCATTGTCTTGGCGTTGAGTTTACCAGATAGTTCCCTCAATACGGCATTACCAATTGAGGTTTTCAAGCCAAAAAACGGTATGCGCAGCGTTGGCGTGGAGCGTTTTACAATGTCTGCCAAATCACCCGCGCCGGTTTCTGCCGCAGTAGCCATTTTTCCCGCACGCTCCAAATGATGCGCGGCTTCGTCAAACACTCTAAATTTGTTACCTAATTCGGCTTTAATATCAATTCGGCCTCTGCCAAAAATATCTTCTACTAATTTGGTGTTGTTGCCTTTAATTAAGTCGATAAATTCAGCCGGCGATTTCTCATACAATCTTTTTGCCGCCGCCGCTAATTCACGTTGCGCAATAACGTCTTTACCTGCGGAATAAGTTTCTAAATAATCTTTCCAAGTTTTACCGCCTGCTTTAATAATAGCATCGTCAATTAAAGGTTTAAGTTCGTTTAATAGCTCCGAAGCGTGTTTAGCTGCCGTTGTAGGGTTTTGACCGGCGGTTAGTTTGTCGATTATTTCGTTAATGGTATTCTTGCGAATTGCGTACAACGCATCGGCGTCAATAATGCCGCCATTTGCGGCTGTCCATTCTTGAATTTTTGCTTTGACAGCGTTTAAAGTTTGTTTGTTTACATCCGATACGCCAATTTTTGGATCTGTCAGCTTAGTCTCAATATCGCGAATAATTCCGTTAGTATCCAACGGCGCTACGCCTTTGGAGATTAAATACTTTGCGCGCGATTCAGCCGCTTTAGCACCGGAGCCAAACTTTAGCGAAGCATTAGCGGCGTCGGTGGCGACTTTTTCTGCCGCATCGGCCATCTCACCTTCTAAAGTATATTTATTAGGCGTCGGTCTACCTGTTTCAGCGGCTTTACGTTCTGCGCCAGATTTAAATTTAGACGCTTCGGCTTTTTTATATGCATCAAGCACGCGTTGTTGGTCACCTAACGGTACTGTAGGCAGCAATTCTTTGATACTTTTCCTTGCTTTAAAACCTTGGTCTAAAATATTACTGGTTTCATCAGAAATTTTACCGGCTAATTCTTTGTGTAAAGGATCAATTTTTTTAAACGCGCTAAACACGCGTTGTTGATCGCCAATAGGTAGCGTAGATAAAAGCTCGCTAACACTTTTTCCAGCTTTAAGTCCTTTGTCCAAAATATTAACGGTTTCGTTAGTAATTTGTCCAACTAATTCTTTTTGCAACGCATCGGCTATATTTGCTTTTGAGCCAAAAGTTAACCGCTCTTTAGCGTCCATAAATCGACGCACGTTATCAACTTCACCCGAAGCTAAACGGGTGTATGTCATCGCTTTGTTTTGCAAATCGCTGACTTTTTTACCTAAATTAGCCGCAGCTAAATTTTCTTCGCGCATCGGCGTAGTAAGGTCGTTAAGCGCCTTTTCCGATTTGCGAAGGTTGTTTAATATTTCAGTCTGATTAGCGCCGCCCGCAGCACTAGACAGATTATTCGCAATGTTTTGGTTTTGTAGTTCATCTAACCGGCTAAAATAATTTTGCGTATCTTTTGATTGCGCCAATTTTCCCAATGCTTGGTATTGATTGCGGCCAATGTCAGCTGTAGCTTGCGCGGCGGTCATGCCTTTTGGTGCAGCGGCTTGCGCTGCGCGTATTTTGTCAATATCTGCGCCGGCTGCATTTTGCGCTATTTGCGCGGCAGTGTTTTCAGGCAACTTACGTTGCCATGCAGTATCTACAATGCGCGCCGCCGATTCCAAAGCGGGCATGACGGGGCTAAGAACTTTTTTCCCCGCCGCAATAAATGGCGTTAGCAAATTGGTGTATTTAGCTGCAACATCTAAAACTTTGCCAACATTTTGTCCGGCTTGAGTTAGCTCAGCGTCGCGCGTTAACTTAGTAGCGCCGCGAGTAAAGCCTGCTGTACCGCTTAACAGCATGGACAAATCGGCGGCAGTACCCGCAGGATCGGTAATTAATGCTTCTTTTATGCCTTCAGGTGTGGTGTACCGTTGAAAATGCGCGGTTAAACCTTCTGATTGTTGCTTAGCACGAGCTAACGCAGCAGCGTTTTCAATGTCAAGTTCGGCAAAATCGCCCGATGAACGCGGAATAGGTAAACTTTTATCAAGTTGTTCTTTTGCCGCATTTACACCTGAACGCTCACCGATTAAGCCTGTTATACCTTGAATAGTATCTACCGGATGCAAAAATATATTGGCTACATTTTTACCTTGCTCAGCTAAAGATGCGCCAATGTTACCAGGTAAATCGCGCCATTCGGCTGGCTTACGTTGCTCAGGTATGCCGTTAGCTATTGGCTCAACCGCAGCAGGCGCAGACGCTGGTGCAGGCTCCGGCGCGCCAGTTAAATGCGAAATAATTTCCGTAGGCGTGTACTGTTCGCTTAGCGCAGCTTTTACTTTATCGCCGTATTCTGGCGATTGGCTAAGATGCTGCGCTATTTCGTCGTCAGAATAGCCCGCCGATTTTGCCTCGTTAATTTTTTGTTGGATATCAGCCATTACTTGAATATATCCCCAAGTGATTTACGTGGCGCATTGCCTTGTTTAGACGCTTTTTGCGTATTTGTATTTGCTGGCGGCGCAGCCTCGTAGCTGTCTGCAAACGTAGATTTCATAGACGTTTCAAGGCTACGCGCTTGACGCACCGCATCGCGCAATTGTTCGGCAAAATTAGGCGCAGCAGGGTCTAATTTTTCAACCGCATCCGAAACAAATTTCCATTCCTGCACCGCCATATTACCCAACTTACCTTCGCTGGATTGAATCTGACGGCCCAAGGCCATTATTTTGCCTTTAAATGTGTCTAATTTTTGTTGCGCGGCGCGTGCTGGCGAACCAGGCATTGACGGCAGCATAGCATTAACACCAGTAATACCGCGTAAACCTTTATCGGGCGGTATTTTCTTTTCCGGATTACCTAGCAAACTATCTGCAATTCTTTCTAATTCGTTTGCGGTGCTACCAGCGGAACGAATACGACCTTCATCGGCGGCGCGATCTTTGTTTAACTTTAGCTGTTGCTGTTGTGTCAGCGGTTTAGTTGCTGTTGACGCAGGCGCTAAACCTTCTTGGATAGCTGTTTCAGGTCTAACGTATCTTGTATTACCGTTTGCGTCTACAACCGCAACAGGGGCTTGCGGCGCAGGCGGTTGCACTGGCGCACGTTCGGCATTAGCTTGCGCTTTTTTGTAATCCAAAAGCGTGCCTTTAAACCCTTGGCCTTGCGCAATTGCGTAACCAGGAAAATCGGGGTCTTTACCATAGCCAAGCGAAGCAATTAACTGCCGGCGCGTTGCGATAGCTGGATCAGTATCCGGAACGCCTTGTTGCTTGTATTGCGCAATTTCGTCCTCTAATCTTTGCAAATCAGAAGGCGCGTGCATTTTAGCCATCAAATCAGCTACTTTTTGCGCGGGCTTATAATTTGACGAACCTAAAGCCAGTATTTTTTGCTGATTAGATTGCGGGGCTATTTGTGCCTGCAATGCATTAGCCGGCGCTGCAACAGGCGCAACAGGAGCTAAGTTATTAGTTCGGTTAGCGGCCTCATCGGCACGTGCATACGCGTTAACTACGCCTTGCATATCAAAAGACGTAGGGTTTTCTACTTGATTAACTTCTGACGCTAACCGTTGCGCAACATTTTTGTATTGATCGGCTGTCGGGCCTGCTGGTGCTGCTGTTTGCATAGGCGCAGCAACGGGTGCTTGCGCAGGCGCTTGTGCCGGCCCGCTAGATTGAGCCAACCATTCGTTGTAATTTGGTGCTTGTTTACCGCTAATTATGGCATTTAGCTTATCAGACTCGTAATGGTCTTGATACATTTGCTGCGCATGCATAACATTTTCTGCGTCGCCTGTGCTATGCAATGCGTCAGCCACAGATCGCCAATTGCCTGGGTCACTACCTTTAGCTGCCATTGTTTCCGCAAACTTTTTGGTGCGGTTACTTGCGGCAACCATTTCCCGCAATTTAGCTTCATTTAAATGCGTGGCTTGTTGAGCTTGCGCAAGCGATTGCTGCGCCAATTTTTCTTGCATGTCCCGTGCTTGGGATTGCTCGTATTGCGTCGGCCCGCTTAGCCCTTGAGTTAATAAACCCCATTCTATTGGCATTATTTTTTCCGTTAAAAATTAAGGGTAGAAACCTGTAGGGTTAGTAGGCTGATTACTTGGCGTGCTGCTAAACATATTGCTGTAATTTTGTTTGCCTAAAATACTTCCTATATCTCTATATGCGGAAGCATTAGCATTAGCACCTATTAAGCCCGCATTGGCCTGATTTGCACCTTGATTCATCATGGCGTTACCCACATATTGACCATACGCTGCGCCTGATTGACCAATCGTATTTGCAGTGGTTTGGCCTTGGCCGGCTAAACCCGCTAACGCGTTGCGTTGCGTGGCTTGCTCACCTGTGTAGCGATTATACGCGTTTGTGTACTCTTGCGACGCAAGGTCTTGTCCGTACCGTTGCGCGCCGCGCAATGCGTTACCGGACAGCAAACCCCCTCTAGCTGCCGCAGTCTGTTCTAGACCTTTCAAACCTTCGCTTAGCCGAAACGCGTAGCCTGGGTCGGCTTGGTAATCAGCCATTGTAAAGCCGCGCGTCAATGCGCCGCCAGGCTGCACGCCTTGTACGTATTGACCTAACGCATTAACGCCTGCTTGGTAAAAAGGCTGCTGACGTTCTATGCCTTCTTTGTACATCCGCTCTTGCAACGCAGTCGCTTTATTTGTCGCGGCTGCGGTTGTGTTAGCTGCGTCTTGTGCTGCGCCAGATTGTTGACTTGAACTTAAAAGATTTCCGGCTACTGCTGCCGCTGCGGCGATCCAGCCCATATTAGGACTCCTTAATTAATGATTGCGTAATCGTATCGACTACGGCTGTGTCTATGGGCTGTGCTAAAACAAGATCAATATCTTCAGTATCTGTGTAATCTGTCGCATGTATGCAATACCAAACTACGTCAGTCAAGGATTTAACGCCATGATGCTTGCCTGCTTCAATAGTCAGACAAGCTGGCGCGGTAATAATAGATTTAACGCCGTCAACCATCAATTCAACTGAACCTTGGGCAAGAATGGAAAAATGATCATGCTTGTGTGCGTGCTGAACCAGCACATGATGCGCAGGAATTTTAGTTTCTTTTGTGTACAAGCCAGAGCTAAAATAATGGCTAATCATATTACCGCCCATCTTGCGCCGGACGCTAACGTCACGGTCACGCCTGAATTGATCGTAATCGGCCCTCCCGATATGCCTGTATTACCCGCCGCTATTGTACAGCTGGTTGCTACTGTTTGGCTATTTACAAATATGCCATTACTTGCTACTAATGCAGGCGATGTTAACTCGCCAGTGCTAGGCTTGTACAGGTACTTTGTGCTGCTTACATAAATGGTAGTAACTGCGCCGGATGTAGTTGACGCAAAAAGCGGGTACTCATTTGTTCCTGTAGTTGTATCGTCTGCAATTACACCACCACCAGATGTGGATGTAATCGTAAAGCTAGGGTAAGTACCTGTAATCGTGGTCGAGCCTGCGCCTGTCAGCGACACAACCTGATCTGGCGCGGAATTGGTAATTGTAATGGCTGCTGAACCATCATACGTCGTGCCGGCGCTGTACGAAATGCCTGAGCCAGCGGTCAACGCGTTTGCTACGCTGCCAGCTTGACCAGATATGGCGCCAGTAACTTTAGAGCCAGCAAGGCTTGTAATCCAAGTAGGGTCAGCATAACTGCCCGTCGTATAGACGCCATCAGTAACCGTAGCCGCATTGATGCTCCATGAGCCAGACGCGCCTGTGCCGGTTGGGCTTGGCACATCGACGCCGATGACCAATCCAAGGTTTGTACGTGCGTTGGCTGCTGTTGTAGCGCCTGTGCCACCGTTAGCTAAATTTAACGTGCCAGCAAACGTAATTGTGCCGCTTGTCGTGACAGGGCCACCGCTAGTGGTCAAACCAGTTGTGCCGCCTGACACTTGGACGGACGTAACTGTGCCTGAACCGCCGCCCCCACCGCCAATGTTTTGCAAATCTTGAAAATAGCGATACCACTGACGCGTTACCGCGTTAGTTTTAGGGTCCAGTAACGCAACCCGATCGGCTGGAATTTTAAGGTTATCAGCCATTAGTAGGCGTCAAAACAAGTTCTGCGCCTGTAATGGCAATCTTAACCGGATCAGTGCCAGACACTTCGTACACGCGGTCGCGCAGTTTAATCGTCATGCCAAGCCGGCGCCAAAATGTACGTGTCGCATAACCACCAATCTTACCCATTGATGCCCAATGCTCGTTCGACCAAGTGTGGCCGCCGTCATCCGACCAACGCAACATGACTTGCGACGTATTGCCTTGACCGTCGTTCAGGCCCACGCCCGTTTCGCAATCAAGTTGCAGTGTGTGTTGGGCAGTACGTTTCAGATTGTTTTGGCCGGTTGGCAGCGCGCGCCATGACCGAATCCACTTTTGTGGCTGCGTATCGTCAGCGTACACGTTTAAATCATACGCGTAGATTTTGCCATTTTGAAAGTCGCCAATAACAATTTCTTCGTTAAAAAACATCTGGCAGTTAGCCCGATGACGAATCAATTGACCGTTAGCAAAGCCGGCGCGTTCATGCCAAGCCTGTGTGGCAACGTCGTA